TTGAAACATATTAGAATTCTGTATTAAAAACTTATCCTTTCTAGGAACCAATACTTTACATTGACCTCTAGGATCAAAGAATTGTGTACCAGAAGTTTTCTCTGATGCCTTTAGGTAGTATATACCAGAGTGAATACTATTTGCATGGGTGTGTGGTGGATGAATACTACCATCATCCTGTAGGTTAGCCCACATCTGAGTAATCTCTACTTTTTGATATTCGTACCCCTCTTGTACAAATATGTTGGAACTTATTGCATGTACAAACTCTGTGAGGTATTTAAACTCTGGTTTTGTGTGTAGATTATCATCTCCTTGGTATAATCCAAAAGGTGCTTCTTCCCCCGTCTGTACGTTTTTGTATTTGTTCTCGAATTTATCTGAAATATAATCAATCATTATATCATGTTGTTGTGAAGATATCTCCGAATCAAACTCGTAGATTGATGTTGGGAATAAATTTGTCTTTGCTACATTAACCATGTCACTATGCTCCATCTTGTCCCTTTAATTACTTCTTTTGCCTCATGGGGAAACATAAAATTAGAAGGGAATATAATACCAGAACCTGCCTCTGGATAAATTATTTTATCTGCAACTTTAAACTCTCCACCTTCATAATCGTCATTGAGGTATAGAAGAGCAGATACTTGAGGGTATCCATATTGTTGACCATGACTGTGGTGTATGTTATCAACATGACTTGACATAAATCCACCTTCAGGATATCGATTGATTCTAAAATCTGTTGTATGTTGTACACTGAATAACGGAAAGTCTTCTGAATATCTTTTTATAACTTCTTCAAATCCATTCTTTATAGAGTTATAGATTATATGTTCTTTACCTATCCAGCACTCATCCATACGTACACGTTCTTCATCATCTATCTTTCCAGAGTGATTCGAATATGTAGAATTTATCCATTCTAAATTTTCTGCACATATTATATAACGACATTGTGGTGGTGTTAGAACTTTACGATAATACCTAATGTATTCACCAACATCCATTTAAAACCACCCCATTAACATTTTACCTTCTTCTGATACCATATCCATAGAAAAAGGTGGATCAAATATTAGATTTCGTTCAACAGAAGTTACACCCTCTACACTTTCGATTGCATCAGTAATGCTTTTACAGATTTGTTCTGCAAATGGACACATCATACTTGTAAGTGAATGTTCACATAATACTGAACCATCTTCTTTAACTTCTAGTTTGTAGATTAATCCTAGATCGTAAATGTTGACGCTAGGCATCTCTGGGTCATACACACATTTTAGTTCAGCAATAACCTGTTCTTCTACTGACATTACACCATTCCTGCTTCAAATTTCTTCCATCCAATAGCGTGACTTACATCCCATCCACGATTATCGATAGACTTAATAACACCATCTATATATTTTATTACAATTTCTAGATAATTAATTTTTGCACCAAGTTCTATAATCTCATCATCAGAATTGATATACATTGCTAGATCAGTTTTTAATACTTTAAAGTCAAATGGTTTAGACGCATATATCTTTGCATCTGCTTTACCGCCATAGTATTCCCACTTGGCTCTATATAACTTCTGGTAGTCACCTTTATTTTTGACAAGTAAAAGTTCGAACCGTGTTTTATAGTCTAACCATTTTGATTTGATATCTTGATTGCGAAAGGACTCCTGATCCAGATGTTCTTGATCAGTAATAGGTAGGTCTTTGTATGCTTCTTGTTTCAATTCTTCTAATTTCATAATATACTTTCAAAGTGGAGTAGCACCTTGATAAAACTTTCTTTTAATATTTTGTCTTTAAACATAGACTATTTTTGAAATTTGTTAAAGCTTATCATTTACCACTCATGTTTATTTATAATGTTGTTAAAGTGTAGATATTATATGCAAATGTTGTTGATACCGACATATATTCCACATCTGTTGCTCCCTGATCATAAGATAAAGAACCTAAAGAAGTAGGAAACATATCTTGAAAATCTACTTGTACGATAGGATTATTTTTATTAGACAAAATCATAAGATATCCATCAGAATACATGGATTTATCAGAAACAGCAGAACCAACTTTATCCTCAGAAATCCCACCCCCAGAATTTGGCCTAGTGTTTGAAGTTATATCTCTATGCGTAGTAAATTGTTCTCGTTTTTGGGGAAATCCTAGTCCTGTAATCCAATTATGAAGGGTAATATAATTTTCTAGATACTCATCTACTAAAAAAGTAACAGTAAGATTACCATATGTTAGTTTTTCGCCAGGAACAGGAATATCTTTAAATGGAGTACTTTGAAGAGTTGTTTCTAAAGATAAATCTGGGAGTTCTGCTGCAGTTACAAAATACTCTACCTTCGGTAATTGATTAATACCAAATTTAAATTGCGTTGGACTTGCATAGTCTAATTTTGTTGGTTGTCTGTCTAGTGGCCCAGCCATATTAATTTCTCCTATTACTATTTAGGTACAAAAAAAGGGGGAGCAAGATGCTCCCCCAAGTTTAGTATACCCCTTATCTTACATAAGGTTAGTAACTTTAACTCGGCGATACCAAGCGTTTGTGTTTGCATCAAGTGAAGCGTTAGTATTAACGGTATCACCAGCTGCAACCGCACCGGCACCAGCGAAAGGATTAGCAGCAAGACCATAACGTGTCTTGAAACCAATTTTTGGTTGAAAGGAACTTTCACCAACCGCACGTACCATCTGAAGAGGTACATATGGGCAATAAAAGAAACCAGCGTCATAAGGTGAAGTACCTTTATAACCACAAACATAATACTGACTAGCAGCAACATTTGCAGAATACGGATCAACATAAACCTTAAAACGTCCGTTCATAACACCAGCAAATGTTGTACTTGTGTCATCTACGGAAAGATTGTTGTTAAGAGCAGGTGTGTAATCAAGTACACCAGCCATGTTCAATGCACTTGCAACGTCAGCAGATACAATCAACATGTTACCCTTACCACGACGAGTCTGTTGACCAATCGCATTAGCATCACGTTCTATTGCGAACATAAGACCTTTAAACTTCTCAACAGACCAACGACCATTTGAGTCGGTGTCTAGATCAAAGATACCAGCAGTTGTTGTGTTAACCTGTGCGCCTGCAACAGCAGTTACATAAAGTGAACGAACAACTTCACGGTTGATTTCTGCAAGAATTTCAGAACTCAAGATATTAGCAAGTTCTGTTTCTGCGTCAAGACCATGAATTGCTTTAAGGTCTTGTGCAAGTTCCATTGTGTACTCTGCTTTTAGAGCACGTGAAACAGCAGTAACCGTGGACTTCTCGATTGAGAATGCCATCTCTGCGAAAGCGTTAGTAGCAGAGTCACCCAATGCTTCGGACTGAGCCGTAGTCATACCAGTTGCAGAAACATAAGTTCCAGCAGAAGGACTGTCATTAAGAACAGCAGGGTTAGTTTCTGTAGCACCAACATCACCACCACCAACAGTACCGGCAGCATTTTGATTGGAGATATCAGGCATTGACTCATCAACAAGTGCTTCTGCACCGTCTTGAGAAGTAAATGTAGAACGCATAGCAAAGATCAGACCAGTTGGGCCTGTCATTGGTTGAACGCCACAAACGTCATAAGCAATAAGGTTAGGCATTGCCCGGCGAACTAGAGAGATCAATATTGGATCCCACATATCCATCTGACCACCAGCTGTAGAGTTGGTAGGTGCAGTTTCGGAAAGCATCAAACGATCTTCGTTTAATGCCTTTTCTTGGTTTTCCAAGATAACTGTAGTAACGGCCCGCTTGTAAGAATCCTGAATCTTTGGCAAATCAGGGTGTTCTAGGACTGGCTGCCACTTTTCTTGTAGATGTTCTGTCTGAAACATTAGTTTCTCCTTTATTTTACATCTGTTTTATAATATTATGCACTCGCCTTTTGATCACGACTGATAGCAGACATATACTTTCGCATACTATCTGTCGTATCAATGTCCTGAGCGGTGCTGTCTTCTACATTATCAAAAGAGTTTTCATCACTAGGTTGAACTTTAGGGAAATAACTTTCCTTCAAGGTGTTAAGTTTTTCTTTGAAAGACTCTTCAGAGGTAAACTCAACGTCTTGTGTTAATGATTTAAACTTCTCAATTTCTGTATCGGCTAAATCTTCGGAAACCTCAGATATAACCTGTTCACGAACTAAGGTATTTTCGACTTTCTTACCATCGACATTCTTTTGAATTTCTTCATTCAAACGAGACTCTAGATCGCTAATCTTTTCACTTTGTGCTTCGAGAACGTCATATTTCTCATCAGGCACATCGATGTAATGGTCTTCAAAAAGTTGTTTCAGTCCAGAGATAAAATCCTCTGCAATCTCGCCTTTAAGTCCACGCTCGATTGCCAATTCATTCTCTTTAGTCCATTCTTCCACTACGTAATTAAGATATGTATCAACCTTATCAGTCATTTCTTCCTTAAAGGTTTCTACTTCAGCGTCTTTATCAGCTGCAGACTCTTCAACAATACGTTCTACTTCTGAACGAATTTTTGATTTAACTGCTGCTTCAAAGATTGTTGCGGCTTTTTCTTTGAACTCTTCTGAGAGGTCTTCACCATCAACAAGTGCATCAACGTCTTCTTTAACATTAATGTTTGCAATCTTCTCTTCGATCTCTGCTTTCGCATCTTCGAGTTTCTTCAATTCCTCTTCGGACTCTGCATTACCAGCTTCTTCGAGTTTTGATGCGTGAGCAGCAAGCATTTCTTCAATATCACCTTTCTTCATCTTTGCAATATTTTCGATATGTTGTGCTTTAGTCATTTTTGGTGCTTCTTCTAGAACCTCATCACCTTCGGGTTCATGGGAAGCAGCAAGTTTCTGGCTTTCGCCTGGCGTTGCTTCGCCTGAACTACCTTGTTTCACTTTAGGCTCCTGTTTTGCACCCGAATTCTGAGCGTCTTTTGTTGCACTTGCAGCTGCAGATGCTTTCTTACCAATCGCTTTCTCTGCACGATCTTCGTCAGCACCTTTTTCTACACTTGCTTCTGGTTTTGCACCGCCGAGGTCTTGGGCTTTTTCACCTTCAACTGACTCTGCGCTATCTGCACCAGCACTTTTTGGTGCTGGTTTCTTAGCATTGGAGACACTATCTCCAGCGTTATCAGAACCTAAGCCTAAATCTTTTGCTTTACCTAGAGGTTTTTCTGATGCTTCCTCTAGTTCTGCAAGGACTTCCGCTTCAAGTTCCTCAATTGTTTGTTCTAATTCGGACATAGGATGTCTCCCTTTAATTTGTTATATTTAT